ACGTTCTAGGAGAATTTCTACGGTATTGTCAAATTAACGTTTCTGACATATTTGTTCCGTATTTGTTCCGTGGGAAAAAGCGTTTTAAGGCATGATAATACCTATTTTTTAATCATTTTCTAATATTTGAACAATTTCTTCCAACTGTTCAGTATGTGCTTTATTCAATTCTAAAAGAGTCATTTGTACTGTACATTCTTCTTTTAAGTATTCTAACTCTTCATAATGTTGCATTAATAACCGTGTGGACTCCAAAGCTTCCTCTTCATCTAGTTGTTCTAAGTATGGTTCTTCCACGTATGGTTCATTGACATACCAATAATCTCCTATACCAATAGCGTCTATTTCTGGAAAATATTGATACACTGCATAAACAGGTTCATCTGGTTCATAATCCAATAAGTCGTCCATAATATCTTTAGACAACTGTAATTGTTCCTTTAAAAAGTCACGAATCTCTTCACTGATTTCCACGTAACAACACTCCCTCTATAGTGCTGATTATACAAAAAAAGCCCCCTACCTGCAATACTACAGATAGGGGGATAGTCAAAATTATAAACACGTTTCTTTATTTAATTAAAATAAAATCTTGCCATTTTCGTCCACGATAATATTAGCTTTTTCTAACATATCGCCATTTTCATTGAAATAATACCAGTCGCCATTAATATTTCTACACTCACGACTAATCATATCTCCGTTGCCATATTCTAAATAGTACCATTTATCATAGTATTTAATCCAGCCCTCGTGCATACTGCCATCGTTGTCAAAGAAATACCACTTGCCGTCAATTTTGTGCCAACCTAAAGCCATCGCACAATCTGATTTCAACCAGTACCATTTCTCTTTGTAGTGTACCCACTGGTCAGATAACGCATATCCGTTTTCATCAAACATGTACCACGCTTCATTGATTTTCTTCCATTGGTTAGTAGGCGTGCCATCTGAATCACGATACGTCCAACGATTGTTATATTCTACCCAACCATTGACTTCATAGTCAGTGTCTGTTTCTTCATAAGGGAATCTAAACCACCCTACAATACCGTCAAAATTACGTGTATTGTATCGTGCTGGTCCACCTACTGTTAATGAGTCTGCATTACCGTCAATATTTTGTTCAATCGTTTTAATCGTGTATCCGTCACTATCTTCAATAACAATACCAGTGTGCCCATAAGGGTGTCCATATAACGCTTGTGTTTCCATCACGAAAATATCTCCAGCCTTAGGGTTCACATCGTCTGCTGCATTGTATTTGACATAATATCCATTGGCTTTGGCACTATCTAATAAGTCGATAGCATTTCCCCATAGCCATTTACCAAAATAATGGTAGCTAATATAGTTAGGCAAGTCCACACATTGTGTGCCGTATACGCCGTCTGCATTTACGCCAATCCCTTTATTAGCTAGGCTTTTAGCATAGTTTACTACTTCTATTGCTGTTGTCATTTAATCACTCCTCAAAATAAAAAAGAGACAGAAAACTGCCTCTTAATCTAGTCTTATTTAATTTATGGTAAAGTTGTTGGCCAATCTTCGTCCGTCACATAGCTAATTGCACTTACACGAATATCCCCAATATCTTTATCTGTTGGTATAGGGTCATTAAAGGAGAATTGAATGTAATTTGAGTCACTCTTACCCCCTAAATACCAGATTCCATACGGCTTACCTGCGTCATTATAGATACCACCAATTAAAGAATTTTCACTTCTAAATCCTTCTGGAATACCTCCAGGGTATAGTACTTTTGCACCTCTATCTCCAGTGCTGTTATGTTTAGCAAAACCTGGTCCATTTCTACGAATAATCCCGAACCAACCCCATTGCAACCCACCAAAGTTATAGGTCACAAGATTGTTCACCCTTCTAATTTTAATAAATGAATTTCCTAATCTAGAAACACTATTCAGAGTTCTCCAACCTGTATCTCCTATGAGTACTTTCCAACCAGTATTTCCATTGCCTGAATGTTTTATCCATTTCAACGCACCATTAGTCACGTTCATATCTACATACGTTGTCCCAATAGGTGCTTCCACTTGTCCATTAGGCATTCCAGTGCCATGAATTTCATAAGCAGATTTGTTTTCTAAAGCAGAAATTTTAGTAGCCTGTTCTCCTTGTGCACGTAATAGATTGTTCACTGAATCAGTTGTAGCAAAATTCGTTGTATTAGGAATTTCAGACTTCTTAGCGTACACGCTTTCTGCTTGTGTTTCTGTCAGATAGTGCTTCGCTTCTAATTCTGCTGGACTCACGAATTGTGTTTCATCTAATCCAGTAGAGTCGTGGGTTACGTGATTGTTTTCTAGTGCTGTTAATCGTTGCTTGATTTCTGAATCATTATAGAGTTCAGACTTCTTAGCATAATCCGTTAAATCAACCTGTGGACGATTTTCTAAATTAGTGATTCGTTGTTTCAATCCACTGTCATCATAAGCCACATTGACTGTATCTGAATCCGTAAAGGAAACGTTCTTAGACTGACCATCAACGTAATTGTAAGTTAACGTAACATTGTTGCCTTCTTTATTTACGGATACGCCTGTGATGAAATTGTCAGTCTTACCTTCTAATGTGGTTAATCTGCGTTTGATTTCTTCATCGTTATAAACAGTGTCCTTATCTTGTTTTGCTTCTAAAGCAGATACACGTCCACTTAACGCACTGTCATCATACCCCTGTGGAACGACACTAGGTTTATTTTCAAGTGCTAACACGCGACTTTCTACGGCTTCTACTTTTGAGTTAGCAGCGAAATTAGTTAAGTCTGTGGTTTTAGCATACTCTTCTGGAATACTAGTAAGATAATGCTTATCCTCTAGTTCCTGTCTTGTTACAAAATCGTGGTTATCAACTGCTGGTTGACTACCTCTATTCTGCTCCAATTGTTCCACACGCTGTTCGATTTTACCCAAAGCGTCCTTAGTAGCTAAGTGTTCCAATGACTGGTGGCTAGACAGATAGATATTGCTAAGATTATTGAAACGTTCTTTAATCTCATCAATCATTCTAAAAATATCGTTGTTAGTCTTTCCTTGGTTTTGTTGAAAAGAATTATGACTTAATAGTTGTTCGCCTATCCAACCCAATCTATCATTGACTTTTGAATTAATTAAACTCTCTATCTTATCGTTATCCACTGTACCATTTTCAATTCGCAACGATTTTATCATTTCTCGAACATCTGTTTTCGTTGCAATATCCTCAATTGGAACAATTCTGCGACTGACTTTTTCTTGAACAGGCAACTCCCTAGTTTTATCAATTTCAGATACTCGAACACCGAACGTGAAACGATAAACATCTGTGGACTTATCCAGTTTGTCAAAGTATAAATAACCTGTGACTAATTCATCTTCCACAATTAATGAGGTGTCAAACTCAATCGTGATAAGATTACCTTTAAATTGACACAATGTTTCATAGTAGCGATTACTATTTTCAAAATGGAATAACGCAATCACTTTATCTGCTGGAATATCATAGTCCATCAAAAATTCAAACTGTGCATTTTTCTTGTCGTATGAATAAAATTCTTCATTGATTTTTACACTATTATTTCTTTTACGTGTGGTTATCTGTATGGTTTTACGAATGGTTTTTCCCATCACACCACCCCCTAGTCTTGTTTAGGTTCGTGATAATTTAACGCATTCTTACTATCTGTTAGCCCTTCCGTTGTAGGGTCATTGACAATACCCACGATTGCAAACACTGTAAATAACACATTGACAAATGAAATCATACGGTTTGCATACATACCTAAATCCACTGGTACTCCAAAGATTGCCATAAATGCTTGCACTAATAATGCTAGTGCTGGGATAAGAGTTAATACAAAATGTTTATTTTTTAAACGTACTTTCCAGTTAATATTCATCATATTTAACGCTCCTTTAAATGTAGTTTCATAAATTGTTGATACATATCTTCGATATATCCATTACCGCCTAGTTCTTTGTACGACTTGAACAATGCTGTGATTCTACGTGTATCGTCACTAGTACGGTAGCCGTCAATAATCGCTGCTTTCATATCAATTTCAAGGCGATAACTTTCTGTCGTTTTCGTGCCACGGGCTATCTTTGCAATATCTGCATTATTCTTCTTTCCAATAGCCGTGATTTCTTCTACTACTTTCTGAATGTTATTAATTTTTGTATTCAATTCATCTGTAGCTTTCTTACTTCCAGTCTGTAACCACACTGTTGCCAATGCTGTAATTGCTGGAATCAATGTAACCAATACAGTGTCACTCATTGTTTTCACTTCCTTCTTACAAAATAAATAGGGCAGACTGTATAGCCTGCCCATAAAAAAAGAAGACTTAGCCTTTGTACTCGACTAACTCTCCTTGTTCATTTACAGTTAAACCTGCTAAGTGTAATTATTCTAACACTCGTTGTTTTAATTTCTTAGGAACACGATTGTAAGAATAACGTCCTTCGATAATGTTAACTGCCATCAAGATTACCATGTTTGTCATATTGTCCACCCCCTTTCTAGTTACTAGCGATAGTGCCATCTGCAGGCGCGCTAGTAGTTCCTGTAGTGCTTGTTTCACTGTGTGTTTCTTCTGTACTTTCATGGTGTTCTACCTCCGTTGGTGTAGTAGGTGTAGTTGGTTGTGGTTGTTCATCTGCTTCATGGTGTTCACTCTTTAACGCTTCCACATCTACTGATAAATTGAATACTTGTTCTGTTAATTCTAATAATGATTTCTGTGCTGTTTCTGAATTTTTCTTCGTATGTTCGCCTATTTCTTTAACCTGTGCTAAGTTTTCTTTTACCTCATTCGATAAAGCTGTTAACTTAGCAATCGTGCTTGTCGGGTCAAACTCGATATTCATAATCTCTAACACGGCTTGAATTAATTCTTCATCACTTTTATTTAACTGATTACCAGCTAATGAACGTGTGATATACGTGTAAGGATATTCACGATAAATTGACACTTCTGTTACATTTAATTTCAAAACTTTACCTGTTACTGTATATTTACTTTCCATTATTTCTTATCTCCTTTAGGCTTGGTTAATTGTTCTTCTAACTCCACGATTTTTGCATTCGCTTCTACTAGTGCTTCTTGTAAGTAAGCTTTCTCTAAAGACAAACGTCTAATTTCTTCTGCTAAAAAATCTTTCACATTAGGCTTGTTGTTCATATTTATCAATCCTTTCAGATAATTCTTGTACTGCTTTAATTAAAAAAGGGACTACTTTTGTGTAGTCCACGGTGTAATAATTTTCTATTAAATGTGCAATTTTAGGTATGTGCTTCATTGCTTGTTGGGCAATCAATCCTAGTTCTTCATGTTTGCCACTGTTCTTCCAATCGAATTGCACCATTTCAATGCTATTGATAATTGGTAAACATTTCTTTGTGGTTTTCTTAATGTTGGTTTTTAGGCGTTGGTCAGAAGCTTCTTCCCATACGACAGAAGCTTTCTTACCACTTGCGAACTTCCCATATATATAGTTTGTTCCTACATCGATATTCCCACTTGCAATCACTAAACCATCATGAATCGTGGTTTTGTTATAAATTGTAGTTCCTCCACGCATAACCGTTCCGTTATTTAATTCACTACCACCGTATCGTACAGTTAAACCACCCGTTTGAATATCAATACCACGTTTTACCGTCATACCATTTCCACATTCCATCGTTCCATCTGAATACACAACCCATTTTGTATCATTAGGATTATTCCAATCATTCCCCCAATTCGCCCACAAAGCCGCATGGTGTTCTTTAGAATATTTGACGCCAATTCCTGAATCATACCCATTAGTCGAACTCGTTAACCACGCGTCCCCATTGGCGTCTTTTTGTAATAAGAATCCACCAATTTTACCCGAATACGCTTCTAATAACTTCGCCTTTATTAATCCAGCTTTTACATTAGCAACGTCTAACTGGTCAACTGTAATAGATTCGCCTTTTATCTGTTTAGCCGTTATCGTACCATCTGCAATCAATTCGCCTTTGATTCTAGTCCTTGAACTATCAATATCTACACCATCAGGGTTTAATATCAGGGTGCTTTTATTAATCATACCAATCAGATTATTACCGTTTATCTGTTTTGACCCCAACGTAATTCCATCTCCAGTCACTCGAATATCAGATTGACTCAACTTACCAGCCACACTAGCACTAATACTATCTACGTTTTGACGTAAATTAGACATATTCCCATTCACGCTTTCTACCGTACTAGATAACCCGTCGACCGTTTGCTGCATTCTGGATAGATTATTGTTACTATCACGAATCGTTTGTGTTAACGTATCTGCTGTTTGCTGTAACACACTTGTAGAATTAGTATTACTCACGACTTGTTTCCGTAAATCTGCTAACTGTGTGGTAAACGATTCGCTGACATTGTTTGATACTCTAGTTTCAATCCCTTCCACCGTTTGCGTTAACCGTGTGTACTTATCGTTCAACCCTTGTACCTGTGTGGCAATCTGACTAGCTGTTTGTGCTAGTACACTCTTGACTTCTTTATCGACGTATTCAGTCATCAACGCTTTATTACTAGCACGAATCCTACCCCACAATGCACTGTTAGGGTCAGTTAAGCTAATATTAAGATTACGCAAGTCATTTAACATACCACTAGCAACTGTATCTTTTTCTGTAGCTTCCACATATCCAGTAGGCTTGTTGCCTTGTTCTAATTGGATATTCTTAACTTCCGTGTTCCCTACGCAACCTAAATGGTGTATCTTAATTAATTCCTGTGCTGACCGTGGCGTGAATGTTTTGTAATATCTACCGTTTAACTCATTAGCTGGGCTTTTGTTATTTTGTATTGTTACTTGCATAGGCTACTCCTGTCTGTAAATTTCTACGAATTGACCAGTTTGCGTTAGACTAATAAATCTATTCCTGTCTTCTGTTGTCCAAAAACTCAATACAATCGATAACTTATTTTTGTGCCTTCTCGGGACATTGGTAATTGTAATATGTACTAAGCTGAATGTTTCTTCTGTATTTGACTCTAATCCTAGATAAGGAAATCTTATTTTATATTTTCCGACTTTCGAATCAGTAATATCTGGAAAACTCTCGTTCTGCAAAACTCTAGGTGGCGAACCATACATGAATTGTTCAGTTTCCATTTTTGCAACATATACAGATGAGGCGTCTGTAACAAATCTAAGGCCACTCGAACTAAATCCTTTAATCAACGTCCATCGTGTTTCTTTCTCCCACACCTTTTTATCCCCAATATACCTAGCAGCAACCTCCACACCATTTACATAAATACCACTTCTAGCCATACATCTACCCCCTACTAAAAATAATCATAAATAGTACCAGCGTCCTTATTACTAATAGCGTCAAACTCGGCTTTACTACCAAACCAATATTTCATAGGTTGACCAGTTTTCTGGTTGATAATATTCTGCCCTGGTTGACCTGCTGGACCAGGTGGTCCTTGTTCGCCACGTTCGCCTGTAGCACCTCTAGCACCATCTTGTACATTATCTAGTCGTGTATTAGCAGCTGCTTTAATTCCCTGATAAGTAACCACGATATACACTTCAAGATACCCACCACGCCGTTGTGCTGTGCTCCATTGGGCAAATTTACCATTAGAGTCGGGTTGTTGGTTTAATTGGCTAGTCCAGCTGTCATTGCCGAATCCTCGATAGTAAAAATCAACTATATACCCACTGGTTAATCTAGTACCGTCATAATAAACATCTGCAATAACGTTTAATTGGCTGTTAACACCATTTCGATAATTACCTTCAATTCGCACATTAGCTGTTAATGAGTGACCACGTTCTCCAGTGGGTCCAGCTGGACCTGCTGGTCCAATAGTTCCTCTTTCTCCAGTAGCACCTCTAGCACCGTCTGCACCTCTAGGACCAGGTGCTCCTTGTGGACCTGGTGGGCCTTGTTCCCCTCTATCACCTTTTAACGAATTACGTTGTGCTTGACTCAAGTTTTCAAAGGTAACCACACCATCTCTTCCTGGTGGACCTTGAACCCCTTGAATACCACGTTCCCCTTGTGGACCAGTTAGATACCTTAAATCTGGAAAACGGTGTGTGCCATCTCCAACTTTCACGAATCCAGTGTCGCTTTCGTGCACCATTTCTCCTTCTTTAGGCACATACTGACTGGTAGCCCATTGTGCCCTAGTCATTCGTTTAAACTGAACAATTGCACTAATCGTTTCTGCCATTATGCACTCCCCCCGTCTATAATAATTTGTGGGTTATCACTCCACGTTGTTACTGTTGCATTGGCTCCATTGCTATCAATGATAGGCTTATAAGTATGTGGAATCACTACGACTTCATCTCCTGCACTGATTGTTTTACGAACAGGAACAGGTTTAAACCAGTTACCACTATACTCAATGTTGTAATCGCCTAAATAAACCATAGGAATAACTCTATTAGACTTATTAATATCGTGTTCAATAGTAGGAAAACGTGTATCTACTGGACGTAAGATAACGTGTCCATTTTCGACAAAAAAAACAGACTGCACATTTACAGTCACGTTTCTATGACCATAAGGTGTACATTCTGCACTCCAACTGATTGTATATTCTTTTCCTACTTCAAAGCCGTTGCCGTTGTGTCCTACTTCGATATAGTCTGTTCCTAACTCGATGGTACGGTTAGCTTGACCACTAGCACGGTTTTTACTATAAACTTTACCACCTAATCCACCAATCAATTCTGCATTCGCTTTAGTTGCTTCAATCGTTTCATCTAATTCTTTACGAATTGAATCAATATCTCGACTACTAAAATTCTTCATTGCTGCTTTGATTTGTGCATTGACTTCTTCTTGAATAGACTCAATCTTGCTATTTAAAAAATCTGTTTTTAATTTTTCAATAACAGGGTCAATACTACCAGCAATCTTTTCATCTATTTCACGTCTGATTTTAGCACCCATTTCTTCTGCTTCACGTTTTGCACGTTCTGCATACTCGTACAACTCACGTTGAGGCGTTCCTGTGTCCACTAAGATTTTCCAATCATGACCATTCCACGTCCACAAACGATAGAATTGTTGACCTTTTTCAGTGTATTCTTGTTTGTATTGGTCCCCAACTTTAAAGCCCTTTTTAGGTGGCTTAGGGAAACTCGAACCTTCATCAACATCACTGCTATCATAGTTTGCATTTTTTGTATCACTCACACCATCTACTAGTGTTTTCATCTCTTTATAAGCACTGTTAGCAGCACTATCTGCTTTACTAGATAAACTACTCATCGCATTAGCTAAACCGTTCATACCATTAATACGTTTACGAATTAAACTCGGCAATGAACCAATCGTGATATTCTTATAAGACTCTTTAATGCAATCCCATTCAGTAGCTACAACTTTCATATAAATTTGTTGATAACCATGGTACGTTTTGTATTTAACCCACACCATATCACACAAGTCTAAGTTTTCTTCTTGATACCCTTCTACTTTATGCAAGTCTACAAATGATAATGTGGTTTCAAAAGCAGGCTCCCCGATACGATTATTAGCAATGAATCGTACAGTTTCTTCTAGCATTTTTTCTTCATTTAATTCAAATGGGCGTTTAGCTGTTGGGTCATAAGCACCATCTTTATCAAAATATCTCCAACGATTCTTGATAGGTGTCCAACCAATTGCCATTTCTCCACCTTGTTTTAAGAAATAACGTGTACCGTCTGTATCTTTAAACCACTGATTGTCGTAAATGTACCCACTCTTTTTGAAACGATACCACTTACCTTCGATTTGTAACCAACGATTTTTAGGCCACTTGCCGTCTGGGAATCTGAACCACCAACCTTTTTCATAGTGGACCCATTCCCCTTCCGTAACCTGTTTAGACTCCCCTTCTTCTCCATTGTCATCACTAGCGACTGAATTATCTTCTGGGATATTAGAGTCATCGTTTTGTTCCGATTCAGGTACTGTTTCCCCTTCTTTCACGATATTAGGGTTTTCGTTAAACATGGACGTTAAGTTTAAAGGAAGAATCTTAATCGTATCTCCCTCTTTAAAATCTAACTTAGCAGGCACTAAACCTTTCGATGGTGTGGTTACGATATTGACGTTTGTACCTGAAAAATTCGTTTCTAGTTGTGATACATCTACAGTAGCTTCATAGCTTGTACCATCGTTCATAATAAACGTTTTACGTTTACCATCACTATCATACTTATCTGAATTTAAGTAGAATGAAAACTCATGACCACTAACATGAATTGAATAGCGTACACCGTCTGTACTGAACTTATGGGACGTGTTTTTCAACGTAACTGAACTATCTAAGAAATATACTGTGTCATCTTTTAGCACGTATGGGAATACGTGTGTATATGTTTCCTCGATATTCACAGTGTCTTCGATTGTTAACAAGTTTTTGCCATAAGCAATATCACACGCATGGTCAATTCCTTGTCTATTCCATAATTTAATCTGGAAATTATCGAACTCTAATTCTCCACCCCATTTATTCAAGATAGAGTATTCAGTCCCACCTAGTGCTGCTTTTGCATTAGGTACTTTATCCACCCACAATTCCGTTTTGTTACTACGTTTAACATCTGTCCATACTGAAAATCCATGACCTTCATAAATCATACCTTTTTTCCAGGCATTCAAAGCGTCACTTGCTGGACCTTCTAAAATTAAGTGTGGCCATATCATCAAACGTTTCAAGCGATAACTCACATGTTCTGCATAGATTTTCAACGTTTTACTATCTTTATGAGTAACCTTAACAATATCGAACAGTTGCAATCCTGTTCTTTGACCTACACTTGCTTTAATAATATTTTCCGTGGTTAACAGTTCCACATTATCTCCAGTGATAGGATATTCTCCCTCAAAATAGTAACTGCCGTGTCGTTCACGTTTTACCGTTGCTTTAAGAAAATGTGGAAGATTGCCTAGCCCCATACCTTGCATATTATATGAATTTCTATCATGAACACTGATTATCATACTTTACGCCTCCACATTGGACTAACAGTCACTTCAAAGGAAGGGTTGCTAATGGATACTGTATTAGGACCAGGTTGTAATTCAAATAAATTATTCGATAATACTTTATTCATCGCACTAGTACCATCTACAGATACCGTGCCGTGTTCACTATTAATATAAGCACTACGTGAAATGTTTTGAAAACTCATACTAGAATCTCCTAATCGAACTGTCACACTACCACTACCTTGTAACGATACCAGTGGTTTTGATACGTGTTTTGTAGGGTTATGCAACACCATTCCGTTTGTGACTCTAACTGGGTTACCACTATCACTCAAGTGTTTAAACGGCTGTATTTTAAACGTTACTGCCAATTTACCAAAGTGACTGGTTTGTGCTGCAATTTCAAAATCTTCAATCACGACTGCACTATAGTAGTGGTTAGGGTCCCATGAAAAATCTAAAGGACGCCATGACCGTGGACTTAACCATTCTTGAATCTTCTCTACAACCTCATGGAAAGAGTACGGGGCATTATATGGAATCTTCAAGACAAATGGAATGGTTTGTGAGATTGCTTTTAGCCTGTCATTCGATACTAGCACTGAACCATCTCTACCAGGTACTTCCACTTCTTCAATATCAGGTTTTGCACTGACTAGTTTTAACTCACTATCAATGTATAAATAAAATTCATCTGACCGTCTACCGTTATATGAAATATAATGTTTTACCACATTCTGTCCCCCTCTCTTTTAACTAACCACGCCCATTTTCTGAACAATGATTCTTCATCTATTTCTTGTCCTGCATGAAAATGTTCAATTCTTAATACTGGGCTGTAAGTTGAATTATCTGTGTAATTTGATGACGTAATCGTATTAGGACGTGCAAACACATTAGGCACATCGTCCATAAAACTACGTATCGTACCATTCGCAAACCTAGGTAACAATCCTAAATAGTTTGCAAGATATGGTTTGTGTAATGTATCTCGTTTAAATTTATCAATAGATGACCACACTTTAGTCCCTCGTGGAAGATTATAAAGCGTGTCTGTGGCAGGAGATACACCGAACATTCCATCTGGTGTTAAGAACGGTTCGCGTCTGCCACCATCTCCTAAGAATGCTAAACCACCTGTGTGGTAGTCAGTACCTGTTGCATAACCACTTGTAATTGCCCTCAATGTAGCTGTCCAACCACCCATAGCAATATGAGATAAAGCATTTACCACGCTTCCAATAACACCGAACGCTTGGCTAGCGTCTGCTGTAATCGTGGTATTTTTTCTAGTAGGTACTTCATTAATAGCCTTTGTTAACGATTCTACTTGTGGTTTTGTAGAGTTTTCTGCATTCGTTTCAGTGTGAAAATTAGCACCTTGTTTAGCACGTTCTTGTGCTTGTCTAATCTTCTCGTCCATCTTCGCAACAACTCGACTAGTACCATCTGCGTCTGTCATAGTAGGTAAATTTAACGGGTTTGCAAATGTTTTTTCTGCTACATTATATTCTGTTAATAAAGCTTGAATCTTCTCTTTAGCGTCTGGTGCTGTCGTGTCAATCTTAGCCAGTTTTTCTACAAACTCAGTATTGTTCCACAAACCATAAGCTGTAATCAGTTTATCTGTGGTTTCCCCAATCGTATCATTTCTCACTAAGGCTACTTTTTCTTCAAACGATAATTCGTCCCATTTACCAGTAGCAATTAATGCTTTCTTGATTTCAGATTCTGCATTTGAGGTTAAATTAGCTTCCTTAATAATGAATTTCAGGTTATTCCAACCTTCTTCACTTTCAGTAGCTTTCTCGACTACCTGTTGAATATTTCTAACAATATTACCAGTAGTTTCATCTGTAATCAGTTTTTCCCATGCTTTATTCGCTTCTGCTGCATTCTTCGATAACTCAAAGCCGAATTTTGTCATAGCGTCACTAACATACTTGTTACGTCTATCCAGCAATTCTTTTTCTAACTCGATTGCTGCTTCCATTGCTTTTACTGTAGTACCGAACTCTTGGGCTGTAGCGTGCATAGCGTTATCATAAGCGTCTGCTTCTGCGTCATTACCATGTGCCATAGCACGGTCACGTTGTTCTTTTAGTGTTTTATATTTCTGAACACCTATCTTGTGCATAGCATTCTTATGTTCATTTTCTAATGCTTCTACAGATTTGTGGTATTCAGAATATTTAATCAAGCCATTAGACAAAGCGTCTTCTAGTGCTTGCTTACGTTCATTCAAGTTATTGACTTCTTCTTCTTTCATCTTATTCAGACTTTTGATTCTAGTACGTAACTGTTCATCACTCATCTTCTTAATCGATTCAGTCATGTTTTGAAAGAGTTTTTCTGCTTCGCCCTTGTTACTTCCTAGTGCTTTTGCTAAGGCTTGTTGTGCTTGAATCCGTAAGCTATTGACTTCCACAACTTCATCTTTGGTTAAAGACCGTCTTTCTTGACTTGCTTTGTCATAGATAGCATTGATTTTAGCTTCCACATCTGCAAAGACTTGTTTAGCTTCTTCTGCTTTCTGCTTTCGTTCATTTAATTCTTTTTCTGCACTAGCTTTAGCAGCGTCTGGTAATTTATCATAAATAGCTTGTAAGTCTTTCACTTTATCATTAGCAGCTTGAGTCATCGCTTCAAACATAGAGTGAGTAGAAGTTTTCATTTTTTCTTTAGAGCTTTCAGATACTGAAAATCCTGTTGCAATATACATTTGACTATCACTAGCAAACTGTTGCATTTTCTCCAATGACTTATCAACTACTTCTCCAACATCTACGCCCCATTGCTTCAAGTTTTCTTTACTCTTAGCAATTTTTTGTGCTGCATTCCAACCTTCTTCGCCCCATTGTTTCCAGGCAAGCCAACCTAAGCCTGCCACTGCTGCAATCCCAATTAGCCATGCTGACACTGGAATAGCTGTTAGAATACTCATCGCTCCACCTGCTTTAGTCGCACTACCAGCTAATGTACCAATAGCACTACCAGCACTTAGTCCAGCTGTTCCTGTGGCTTCGATTGCTGTTTCTGCTAATTTAAAAGCACCAGCAGCTTCTTGGGCTTTAATCTGTGATTCTCCAATTTTTTTTGAGAGTTTGCCCCACCAACTTTGACCTAAGCCAACACCTAGTCTACCGTAACCGAAAATAGTCATCAATGGTCCACCAGCCACTGCTAAGGCTGTTAACGCTCCAGCTACGTTTTGAATACCTGGTGGTAACTTACTAAACCATTCCACCATACCTTTGATACCGTCAATCCAACCACCTGAATTTTTCAAAAAGTCTGCTAGAACAGGTAACAATTTATTTCCTGCTTCAATAGCCACGTCTGTCAATCGATTCTTAGCTAATGCTAGTTTTGACGCTGTGGTTTCACTAAAGGTTTGAAATTCTCGTTGTAAGGCTGTGTTATCTCTAAAGGCTTGATTACCACGGTTTATTGCGTCATTGAATAATTTGTGGGCTCCACCAGCACGCAAAAGTGTATCTCTTAATCGTACTTCTTTAATATTCATTTCTTGCAAAATACCAATAGCTGTAGTCCCACGTTCACTAGCTGTACCTAAACCTTCCACAAATGCTGCAATTGCTTCTGCTGGGTTGTTTTTAAATACTTCTGCAAAGGCTTCTGCTGTCATACCCGATACTCCAGCAAACTCACGTAATTTACTACCAGCACTAGTGTCCATTTCATCAACTGCTTTAGCCATATTAATCATGACTTTAGAAAACGCACTACCACCTTTTTCTGCTTCAATACCCACTGAACTTAATGCTGTAGCTAAACCGAACACACTACCTTCTGATAGCCCAATCTGTTTACCAGCACCAGCAAGGTTTAACGCCATATCTAAAATATCTTTTTCAGTAGTCGCAAAGTTATTCCCTAAGTCTACTAATGATGAACCTAGATTAGATACTCTATCTTGTGACGTACCCATAATGTTCATAAACTTAGCTAATTCTGCTGCTCCTTCTTCTCCAATGATATTAGTAGCCGTTTGTAGCTTAGCCATCGTTTCAACGAACGTTAACAAACTTTCATTGTGAATACCTAACTGTCCAGCCATAGCACCCATGTTAGCTAATTCTTTAGCACTTACTGGAATCGTATTCGCAAGATTTCTGAATCCTTGTTCAAATGCTGAAAATTGTAAAGCTGTTGGGTCAGTTGTCTTTTTAACACCTGCCAGTGCTGCTTCATAATCTACGGCTGCTTTAGCGACTCCCACTAAACTTGCTCCAATTGCTGCACCAGCGACTGTCCAACCCCGTGAGAAGTTCAACATTCTATTAGCTTCGTCAGTGTTTGCTTTTCCTCTATCAATGAAACGTTGACCGTTGGTAAGTTTTGTGTTGTTAGCAATTGCCTGTTCTTTAGCAAGTAAAGAATATTCACGCCTTAGCTTACTCATTTCTGCTGTGGCTTCTGCAATATTACGTTTGTATTTTTCAATGTGGTTTAATTTACTATTTATCTCATCACGTTGTTCTTGAGTACTACCAGTTTTAGCAATTGCTGCACGTAAATTTTCTAACTCTGCTGTTTTCTTTGCTATTGACTTGTTATTTTCGTCAATAATCGCCTGGTTAGCTTTAAATGCTTGTCCCATTAAACCTAGCTTTGTGGTCACACTTTCTGAACCTTTACCGTACAGTTTAATTTCTTCTCCTGCACCTTTAATCGCCTTGTTTAATGTTCTTAATTGTTTCTGTGCGTTACTTAGTCCTTGGTCAAACTTAGCATTATTAATCCCTAGTTCGACAACCAGTTTCCCAAAAGGTGTTTCTGCCATACTGTTCCCCCTTTCTTTTAGAATCCTTGAATGGTGTCAATCATACCTTCTTCTTCTATTGGCTCCTCGTTTCTCCAACTACCGAACTCTAATTCTATGAGGGTTGATACTTCCATCTCGTCAATCTGTTTAGGACTCCATCTATATTTTTCCATCATGTATATATAGAGCTGGTTTACGAATTTTCTGATTGAGATTTTTTCTTCGTCGTCTTCTTCGACTTTTTTTGATTTGATAAGTTAACAGTAACCCCTCGTAACGCTTCAAATAAAATATCATATAATACTAAGTGATAATCTTGAATACTGTCTACTTGATAACCATTCATAAAATCTTCCACAGTAAACTGATTATTGAAATACTCACAAATAAGCTCCACATTCTTATCAATATCCGTCAAAGGGTCAATAGATTCAATGAGTTTTAATTGTGCGTCCTCATCATCTCCTAGACTAATACGTTCACGTTCTTCAACTAGCTTAGCTAATTCAGTAACCTTTCTTAATGTACCCATTGTGGTTTTACCACTTTTATACACTTTGTCATAAATTGTAATCTCCATATCGTTTCTCCTTTCACTCTATATAAAAAAAGGGCTAGATTGACTAGCCCAATTTACTATGCTGATTTTTGAGGTGTAGTATACCAACCTTCTGGTAAAGTTTTAGCAACCACATCGTATTTAAACGCACCGTCTGACTCACGGGCGATTGCTTTACCAACCAATGAAGGTGTTTTATATGTGATGTTTTCGCCTTTAGTTTCGAACTCTTCGTTTAAAGGAGAGAATTTCACTTTATATAACACTACATATTGGTTATCCCCGTCAGAACGTTTTGATTCAAACGCCACTGCAACGTAAGGTGCTTCATCGTCTGCGTTGACTGTGATACCACCTTTAGCGTCTTTCTTGTGACCTAATAACGCTGCAATCTGGTCAGGTTTTAAGTCTGTAGTGTCCACTGTAATATCGTAACCAGTGATACCAAAGTTACCTTCTACTTGACGGTCATCTCCATATAATGAACCTTCTACTGTTTTAGCATTTAAACTTACTTTCATTAATGGTGGTAACTTCACTGCTGTACCATAAGTTGTGCCCTCATGGTCATCTTTTGTAATTGGAAAAATTGTTAAATTTTTAACTCCGATTCTTGCCATATTTATTTCACTCTCCATTTTCTTAATAATTGTTGATACATTCTTGCGTTAATAGAGATGGAATAACTAAAAATACGATGGATAACTTTTGTGTCGTCCATCGTATAGGTGTAATCTCTATAGCACGTAAAGCCTAGCTTACGCATTTCTCTATCAACTTCATTTTGTATTTCATAATAATCATATTCTTCACTGTATATCCCTACTTGAAAACTCATCTTTCTTGACAGTAAACGGTCATCTCCGAATTGTTCGTCTGACCCATAGATTTGATGGTATTCAATCAGCGGAAACACACCGTGAGGTACTCGGTTAGCCCCAATATTAGGATAACCTTGCTTTGTTTTTGCTACGTAATTGACGATTCTAGGGTTGCTAGTAAGGGCTTTTTGAATCAATACTTCCATCTCAAATATCATGATACGTACTTCCTCAATAAGTTTTTCAATCCATTTTCCTGCACGTTTGCTATATCGTCTTTGACATCTTCAAACGCACGTTCCGTATGGTGTCGTGGCACAATCCCTTCTGGGTTACCTTTTGAATAAGTACCCTTTTCAACAAACCACATATACCACGCTACTTTAGAATCATATCCAACCTTGACGATACGTTCGCCATCTTGACGAATGACATTCGTTCGTACAACATGCTCCCTAGCACGTACAGGATATTTCTTGTCATCTAGTGGTTTTGTGCCTAATGGTGTATTGTGCCTTAAGGCGTCTACATATATCTCACTACTATCACGTAACACCGTATTAATACCTCTATCAACCGTCACACTAACATCTGTTAACTTATTGATAACCGTTTCAATACCTTTAATATCCAATGACATCTCCATGTTACGCACCCCCATCTATCACTGCTTCGCCTAAAAAACGAATAGCCCTACAATCTCCTACCGTATCTCCTACGATAGACACTTCATACATTTTTCCTTGATATAGGAATCTATTTAATGTGGATAATTTTTTCGTGAATCTCGTTTCCATTTCTTTTCTATCTCTAAGCGTGTTACCACCCGATAACACGCCTTCTAATTGTTCACGAAAAATAGTTTTTTCTCGACACCAAAGTTTAAAAGCTGGGACCCACTCTTGACGATAACCACGTCCAGTAGGAACATCTACTTGCTTATAAAACTGAATGTGGTGTCTAAAGTCATTAGCCCTTACTCTCCTCATGATATATCCCCCAATCCCACTTCTGGACGTGCAAACGATGGTGTATCATTCTCATCTTCTGCATACTGTAGTGAGGTTATGAGTGATTGCATACCTAGAGGAAATTGCCCTATTTTTACATAATCCGTGTAATTTGACTCACGATTATCTAACCAAAATCCAACTATTAAAGTGACCACTGTTTTAGTCATAGGGTTTTCAGGCTTAAATGCTCCAGCATTATATAAAAAAAACTCCGCACCCATTATTAAATCAATAATGAACGGTAGTTCCTCATCTTCATATCTATATGCTGTTTGTATTTCTAGTGGCGATACTATAGCCATATCTTACCCACCTTTCTAAACTCTAGCCTGCTGCTTTAACTGTAGTAGATGGTAAACCAGGTGCTTTAGTTGTATCAATTTCAGTTGCGATAACTGCTGCTTCGTCCCATTTTTGAACTTCAAAACGGTCAATGATACGAATATCATAAGAGTTACGTTGGAATGATTGTCCACCAATATCTGTACCTGTGATTTCATATACTCCACGGTCAAATAATTTAACAGCTTCTTTTAAGTCCCCAATGTATAATGGTGCTTTTTTAGCATTTGAAGCTAAAGTAGAGTTAGGAACAACTACTACACGGTGTCCAAAGATTGTATATCCAGTACCATTGACTACATCACGTTGCATTAAGTAGTTACCATTTTCGTCTTTACATTTATCTAACCAGTTGTAACCATCTTGGTTAGTGATGATTGTTGCGTTGTTAGCAAACACACCATCTAATTCCACGTTTAAAATATCTTTTAAGTCATCTGTCACTGCTACTGCTTTAGCACGTTTTACTAATGTTCCTAACACTTCTAAGATTTTCACGTTACGTGTAAATACAGACTTACGTGCAATAAACTTAGCTAAATGTGCCATTAAAGCAGCGTTTGTGTCTTGTAATAATTGACGTGGAATAGGTAAGATACCAGCATAAGATTTCATTGAGTATGTTTTTTGTTCGAACTCTGGTGCTGCAATATCGCCGATTTTATCCCATTCGTCAATGTTAGCAAACGCTGTTTGTGCTGCTAATTTCTCGAATACACGGCTACCACTGGTAAAGCTAGTTTGTACCACATCAATTAATGTAGATAAATCGAATTGTTCTGTACGTTTGTACTCGTTAATTTGAGTGCTTACATCTTTAGGTACGATAAATCCACCGTTTGCGTCTTGTTTAGATTGTAAGTAAGGTGTTGCTGTAGGAACATCTTGTGCACGTTTTTCTAAATCTTCTAATACTTTCATATCTTCATTCGTTACGTTGTTACGTAACACTTTAGTGAAGACTTTGGTATATTCTGCTTCTAAGTCAACATCGTTGTTACGTTCTTCTTGAGGCGTTTCTACTGCTTCTGCCACTTCTGGTAAAGCATTAGCACGCATTTCTAATTCTAATTCTAATTTTTCACGTAATTCTGTTACTTCATTAGCGATAGAACGTAATTCCTCGATATTTTTGTTGTCTTGCTTAGCTTTTTCAAACTCTACTTGTTTTTCTTTAATTGCTTGTCTTAATTCGCGTTCGTTCATATATGTTACATCTCCTTTATTAATACATATTCATTTCAATTTCTAGCAACTCAATTTCTTTTTGTTTGTTGCCATTGACAAAATTTTCGTAACTTCTTAAGTCTGTAACGGCTTCCGTATCGTCATAGGCTGGGTCAGTTACGATTGATACATCGTACAATTTCTTAATTTTTGTAATTGTACGTTCAACTAAGTCCCCTTCTTCACGCCATTCCTGTCCATTTTCATCAATCGTGAATCCAAAAGAACATTTATTAATGATTCCAGCAGCCATATTCGCCACTAAATCTCGTGAATAAGAGGTGTCTGTAGGTGTTACTTCAAAACGCAACCCAATTTCATCTACTGATAGCGTTAAGTTAACCCCTACACGTCCTAGCACCTTGTTTGAATCATGGTTAATTAAAGCGACTGTATCAGTCATATCTGCACCATCTAAGCAACCTCGTGCTAGTTTTTCCTTGAAATTCCACATTGTTTTACTCCAACGTTCAAACTTCAAAGCATATCCAACGATGACAGGTGTTTTTTCGTCTGCACTACGAATCTCCATCTGGTTTGTCATCGTTCTTAGTTCCTTCTTCGACATCTTCCTCACCCCCTTTCAATGGACGTTGACTAGCACCGTATCTGTTTGTAGCAGCGTCAACTGCTATAGAAAGAGGTACTAAGTTAAGTGTCATTAAAGGTTCATCTGCTAATGGGGACGTATAAGGACTATCTTCATTCTGTGCACGAATCTCATTTAATGATTTCATACCGTATGACAGGTTAATTTGCTGCACTTTAGCACGGCTTTCACTGTCCCCACGTAACTCACTATCCATATTGAACTTACAGTAGTAGCCTTTTTTACGTTGTTTTTCTGTGTACAACTTGTAATTGGCTTCTTCTTCCAACTGTGTAACCCACGGCTGTAGCGTGTTTTTTACATAATCTAAAGACTGGTGTTCAATATTCGTGTAAGTCGCATTCGTTAAATCATTGATTTTATGCAAAGGTACTTTGAAGATTGCTGCAATTTGTTGCTGTGAAAACTTCATCATTTCTAGGAATTGCATATCCTGTTGACTGATACCAATTTGTTTGTATTTCAGTCCTAAATCCACAACTGCAATCTTTTCATTGCTGTTAGTACGTCCCCATTCATCACGAATTTTTTTCTTAGCTTCTGAATTAAGAACAGACTCTACTTCTAAAATCCCTTGTGGTGCTCCACCTGCTTCAACCATGTTCTTGTTGTAATTTGTCGCAATATCCATGGTTGCCATTTGTTGTCTGACTGACTGCAATGGGGACAATCCCACGATTCCATCTTTAGATAATGCTTTTACGTGGTAGATTTCATGAGGTAAAAAGTCTACTTGTTGCTGTCTGTAGTTAGCACGGTAGGCATATTTACGTGTATTTCTGTCCACAATAATCTGCACATTAGATGGGTCAAGTGGAATTAATTCGTCAATTTCCCCATTCTTATCGAATAAGATATAAGAATAGTGATTACCGTATGTACACACATCTGTAACAATCAATTTTTTGTACACAAATGGGTTCATAAAGCGATTAGGACGCATATTTAACACTCTAGCTACATCACTTTCACTATCTTTCTCAATAGCCGTTTTTGTCTGTTTATAGGACTTCCACGGTAGTTTTGCTATATCGTCACTTAATACGTTGATACAGGCATAAACCGTGGCAAAACGTGTCGCATTGCTAGTTGTGGGCTTAATAGCTCCCCTTGAGTAGTCTTCTCCAATCAAGTGTCTAAAAGCTGTAGCCCAATTGCGTTCTAAGTCTTCATTAGGCTTGCTAAGCACTTCTCTAGGAATAAAATTCTCTAACATTGTTATCCACCCCCTTTCTTAGGTGTGTAAGTTCTCGATAGAATGAATCCTATGAGTATTAAAAAAGCACCACTTACATAAAGCCCTTTTATAAGGTCAATATATAAAGTAGTGCTTATGATGATGATTACACCTAAGAGTGCAATAAAATCATGTAATTTCACGTTATAACCCCCAATCGTCACTTAAAATTAGTTCTTCAAGGTTAATCTGCATGTTGTCTTTCATCGCCCTAGCAAACGCATTGATGGACGCTGCCACTGGGTCGATACGGTCAACACTTTTATTTTTCGTAATTTTAATATTTTCAGAAGCGTCTGCCACAACACGGGCATTACTCATAGCCCAACGTAACAATTTATCTTCTGAATGCTTCATTTTGCCTTCATAAACGGCTTCTCTAAACTTCTTAGTAGGGTCAGTTAACATTCTGATACCTTGTTCGATTTCAATCATGGTCAATCCTTCTTGTTCTAAGTCCCACACCATCTGGATAGCGTTCCATTTGTCGTAACACACTTCTTTGACGTTGTATTTCTTAGCCCATTCAAGAATTTTTGCTTTAACAAACGTATAATCCACAATTGCACCGTCTGTCAGAATGAGTTCGCCACGGTCACGGTAAATATCAAAACGTACTTTATCCTTTGCCATACGTTCATAAAACTTGTCTTTAGGCATGAATGACACTTGTTTTAGGCGATATTCATTCCCATTCGTTAAAACTAGTCCAATGGACGTTAAGTCAGTTGTCATGGATAAGTCAAAACCTAAATAAGCATTAGCAGTCTTTGCAAACTCGTCAAAATCATCATGTTCAAGCTCACATTTATCCCACTTATTCATATCCATGTATCCAGCCTCGGGCATATCTACCCATATATTCATGTTCTTTGTCATGAAATTTCTCATTTTTTCTGGTACATCTAGGGCTATTTTCAACTCATCACGTAAGAATTTCATACCCACTTCGCTAGTAGCTACGATTGGGTTTGCTTTAATCCAGTTCCGTTCATCTTTAATATCATCGCCTTCATCTAATTCATTGACCATAGCAAAGTAAGAGTCATTTTCCACATCACTATCTGGGTCCAATAACTTAGTCACATACGCATATTCTTCTGTATAACAAGGGTTAGATAAGTCGAATCCTGCCGTTGTAATGATACTAATTAGAGGCTGTGGACGTGCTACCTGACCTGATTTGAGGACTTCATAGATTTCAGAGGTTTTGTGGGCATGATACTCATCTATTAATCCTGCTTGTGGGTTTAAACCGTCCCCTGTCTTACCAGCTTCTTGAGATAAAGCTTGAATGAATCCACCTGATTTCTTATGAGTGATTTTTCCGTATGCTGGCTTGAATTTACTCTTAAAAGCACTGTTATTAAGCTGAATCATGGTTTCATTCCACAAAATCTTAGCTTGTTCCGTTTTAGTAGCCCCAATGTAGACTTCTGCATAAGGTTCCCCAAAAGCACTAGCTTCATAACTAGCCACACAAGCATTAGACTGTGTTTTAGCGTTTTTACGTGCTACTTGCCAATAGGAAATTCTAAAGCGTCTATATCCTGTATCACGGTGTACCCAACCATAGAGATTACCAAAGATAAAAATCTGGATAGGTTCCGGGTCAATGTTTTGTCCAGCAAGTGGTCCTTTAGAGTGTTTGAAATTAGTCATCCACTTTAGAAAACGTAACGCTTTACTATCGTCAAATATGTAAGGAAAGTCGTCTGTATCTTCTCGTTCCACATCTCTCAAGAAACGTTGACAAGCCCACTTCTCTTTCACACAATGACCATATTCTGAATTGATAACTTGTAATGAATAACCTACTAACATTTCTTTTAAAGTACTCATACGTTATCAAACTCCACTTCTTCCTTTTTCTTATCTGGTGTTAAAGCAGCATGTAAGGCTAGTTTTGCCCTTGATGAAGGGGATAAACCTAAGTCAGCTTGCATTTTTCGCAACTGGTCAAACAAACTAGCTTGCTTAACAAATAACGGGTGTGCTGCAACCACAGTTTCACTTGCTTTATTGGCGTCTACCATGATTCCATCTTCATTAATACGTTTAGTACATAAGATATATTGTTCATAAACGTTTGTGTAAACTGCTAGAGTGTGGACATCTAAGTTAGTTAGCAACTCGATAGACTGTGTTTCTTCCACAATATATTGAAATTCTTTCTTAGCAATTTTTCCTAGCCATGACGGTGGTTTCAATTTATCTTTAGCAACCTTTAAAGCTGCTTCATTAGCTTGTCTTTGTGCTATTTCTTGGTTACTACGTTTAGGTTTTTTGCCATCAATAACTGATAAGCTAATTGGACGTGCTAGATTTGCCATGTTTTCCACCTCCTTTCAAGGTATTGTTCGTAAAATAGCCCTCCCTGAAAAAAATATTAAGGGGAGTTTGTGTGAAGCGAGGGGGGGCGCGGTCTTCTACCCCTAATTTTTTCCGTGATTTCCGAACGGGGTATAACAACTAAAAGCATAATGTTCTTGTTTTGCTCATTTTGGCTTGAAAATGCCGGTATAATAGCATTATTTTGCGTTATATTTGCTTGATTTTTGCTTAATTTTCATTAAATACGCCCCTTTTCATGTTAAATTATTAGAATTTCTTTGATATTTGATTGAAATGTTTATGATTTGTTTGTTTTATTAGAAAGTTTAATGAAAATGTTTCATTAATATTTGTTTGTTTTGATGATTGATTGTTCTTGTTTCTTCCTATTAAATGAAAGAAAAAGAAAATAAGAAATAAAAAGAGAAACAAAAAAAGATACATTTGATTAATGTATCTCTATCTCATTCTACTCTATTCTATTGTGATTATGTATCTTGTTGTTTTTATATTTATGTATAGCTTGTTAGTTGTCCCTACTTTTTTCCTTATTATATAG